CGGTCCGAGACTCAAATAATGCTGCGCGCAATAGGTCTCTGCGCCCATGCCCAAGTCCTGCGACAGGGGCAGCACGGTATATTCATCCACCACTTGACCACCCACCTTGATGCGCAACGAGGTGATGCGACCACTGGCATAAGAGCGCACCAGACTGCCCAAACCCACCAGCGTCAACTTGCCTTCTACACTGCGCAGATTTTCCTTCAGCGCGACTTGACCGCCGATTTCTACCTCCACCTCGGCAGACTTGCTCGACAGGGGGTAGGTCAACTCATTCAGATTTCTCGGGAAACTTAGTTTGGACATGCTTAAGGGATTATTCGGCGAACCAATGACAATACATACACCACCAACAACAACAGGGTGAGGGCTCCTAACACGGTGAGAGGGCGATGATACCAGGGAGGGTGCTCCACTTCATGCGCTAGGGTGGTCTTATACACATCGCGATAACGCACCACCGTGTCACGACGAGTCTTATACACCGTGTCCACACGCGTACGCCAACGATGGCGCCAACGCTCTTTGATCTGTGTGGCACCCTCCATATATACGGAGTCGCGCACATACACACTGTCATGCAGATAGCGCGTCTCTCGCAAGGTGTCATGGACCACGATGCGCTGCACATCGTGGCGCTTGTCCTCGATTTTTACACTTTTAGTGATGGTCGAGCAAGAATACGATAACACCAAGAACAACAGGAAGTAAACGTATTTCATATTCTCAGACAACTACCCTACAAAGTTAATACTTTTAATGCGTTTTTCCCACCCATTCAGCCACTTTTTTTGCGTGGGATTCCGCGCCACGATGGCTTGCACATAGCGCAGACGGGCAGCACGCAGCGCGGGGAACAATACTTCGGGCTTACTGCTATTGATGGCGCGCAGCGTTTGGGGTCCAAACACGCCATCAGCAGGCACACAGAGCACGCGCTGCACGGCTTGCAGACCGCCAGTGCCGGAGTGCCATCCCCAGTCCACGATCATTTCTGCCACGCTCTGACTCTTGATGTCGTCTCCGCAACAGCGGTCCCAAAACTTGTGCTTCAAGATGTCATACCACTCACTATAACGCATCGAGCGCAAGTCTTTGATAGTGGGCATCGGTTGTCCATGTTGCTTGCGCCACTCGCCAAATGTGGCTAGGGTCACACCGGTCTGTGTCGCCCCACCGCGGTCGGCAGGGTCATTGGCATAACCACGACCACGTGCCAACTCAAAGAGTTTATCACCACTCGCTCCAGCGGACGATACACCGGTCTCCCACAAGATGATAAAGGGGATCAACTTTGAAAAATTTGCCATTGTCTTTTATTTGTTAGCGTTGTACTTTAACGGAATTAGCTCCGATGGGGGCTATCCTTAAGGCATAAGACGTTCACGAGCATTACCACGAGAGTCACGACCAAATTGGGCTTTCTGAGTCTGTCCGCCCAATGGATAAGCATCCTCTTGGGCAAAATACACCGTGTCGCGGTCCGTCACAAAACCATCCTCGATGCGCACCAACTCGAGAGAATACAGGTCCAAACGTCTGCCAAGCTCTGTGTGATACACACTATAGCCCGTACGCTGCATCGTTTGGTGACGAGTCGCATACCAACCTGTCGGCGGAACGGTGAGAGAGATATCACCGTTCTCCGAACCATCACTATTCACGAAGATATCATTTGGACCATAGTTCTCAGCGTTATACAAGTCTATCGACAAGTCACTCACCATAAACACGCGCTTCCCATTAACCGGAGGCTTAAGACTAAACAGGGGATGGCTACTATACAGGGGCTGACCACGACGAGACACGTTGTAGAGTTTAGTTTCTCCACTGTCGCCTAGGTTGTTCAGCATCGTATAACCTTCCTCAAACCACAAACCAAAGCCGAGTTGTCCGATTTCCACACGCTCGCCCTGATGACCAAATTCGGGATTTGCCATATCGGGCTGACCAGGCTGACGACTCGGATAGGTGTTCTTCACCACCCAGTCATACAACTGACGGATGGTGCAATACTCACCCACCCACATCAAACCGGCACGCGACCACTCATTGCCCACACGCTTAAGAGCGGAGAAGATGCCATTAGGTCCTAGGTTATACAGCAAAGCACCGGTTTTGCCGTCGTAAAACTCTAGCACCGCGATGCGTTGGTCGCCTTCTTGGCGGAAACCCTGCACGATACTGGGATAGGCATTACCTGCAGCGTAAGTGCGCTGCTCAGCACCAATACTCACCACTCGGTCGTGTCCCTCGGGTGCCGTGCGCAACTGGCGGACCTGCGCACTGTCGATGTTGGCATCGCCGATCAGCGCATAACGCGTCGATATGAACTCAAAGGAGTCACCCTTGCGCCAATAGGCACTGTCGGCTCTTGGAGCGGTGGCACTGCTCTTTTCGTGCGATTGGGTGCAGTAATAGGTCTCCACCGTACCAGCACCCGTGCTTATCGTCACCACATCCATAAATGGATCGCCATCCGTACCAGCGGAAAAACGACTACCATCTTTAAGATCGGACCACATACCGCGAGGACGAATGGAGGCACCGCGCTCACCCCGCTTGTCAGCCTCCGACAAGCACCAGGGGGTGGCAGCACCATCGAGCTCTAGTTTAGGAGCCGCAAAATAGACACCGGCACCATCGGGTCTATTTCCGAAATTATTCCACAGGCGGAGGTAGAAATTGCAAGCCTCACTAGTCGCCGAAAAGGAGATGGAAAAGCGTTGCCACTCTTTCGTCGCAACGAAAGACGTGTGAGGACCTGCAGGATAAGCGATCATCCAAAACTTGCAACTATTACTACGCCTAGAGCGAGCATACACCGAAAACACATACTGCTGACCACGGATGAGTTTACCATCAAACTGTTGCACCAAATCACTATACTCATTTTTGGCACTCGACAGATTGGGGTTACCAGGAGAGGACAGCAGCATCGTATCTGCGCCAAAAATAGGATTGGTCATCTCCGCATACTTCTCCGCCTTGCTGAACACACTATTATCTGTTACCATAGCGCACCAACGACCGGCATGTGGACTATCGAGTATCTTTCCCTTAAAGTCCGTACCATGGAGCATATTTGCCTGAGTCGTCAGACCATCACGACCATTTTTGCCATCTTTACCAGGTGCACCATCGTTACCAGGAGCGCCCGGGTCTCCCTTTATTCTGCTCCACTTGTAGGCACTTGGACTATTGGGAGCTTGCTGGTTGAAGTCGGTGCATTCCCCGATATAGTCGCCCACCGTCTCGCCATTGTTCGCCGTGAAGGTCCTGCCCCCATCGTTGGAGTATTTGATATGTAGGTAAGAAGTCTGACCATCTTGGGGAGCAGCTTGCAATAACAGCCATTGCGTAGGACGGGACGCAGAAGGAGCCACGCCCTGACTGTTCGCCAGGCATCGCCACTTTGCCCCCTCATGCCACACGTCTGAAATCTCATACACCGACGTGTCGGCATTGCGCGACTTATGATAGTAACGGGCATCTCTCTGCCACACACCGCGGTCCACAATCTCGGGCATCGGGAGTGAGTCCGCACCTAGGCGGATAATGTCCTGCACAATCAAACCACGAGCATATACATAGTCTTGATCGGGAGCAAGCACATCACCGAGCATCTGCCGCAAAAAGTCGGGCACACTGCCAAAGGAACTTGACACATCGCTATCAGACAAGAGGGGACTGTCCACATGCGACAAATGGACGATGCGACCCTCACGACTCGACAGGTATAAGCAGCTTTGACGCTCGGCATTGCGCTGGTTTCCCCAGCGTGCGAGATTCATGCCCACCACGGGAGGGGTATTGCGACCACTCGGGATTTGTGCGGGGTCATCATCATACAACTGCACGCCGATGGTGTTGGTCGACAAATCGACATCTTGCACCAACATCCAAGACGTGGCATACAAGGGGGCATTCGCATCGGGGGCATCCACCACACCGAGTGCACGCGCTGCCATCGTATTCACGACACCTTTCAAGATGTCCAGAGGGGCAAACGCGGTATAGTCATTATCCCAGCGTCGACGCAGACGCAAACGATAACGACCACCACCCATCGACTCTACATGCTCCACCGTGCCACTCTCCGTCATCAACCAGTCGCCCTCGATGGCTGTAATGCGGTTGATGAGCAATTCGGTCGCGCGCAGATAACTACGCACCGTCAGACTTTCCACCTCCGCATTGCCATCACCATCGATGCGACCACCACGACCGCCCACGATGCCGGAGCGGAAATCGCCAAACGTGGCACCACCGCGCAAACTGCTTTCTCCCTCCACGTCTAGTCCTTCACGCACACTCGCGCCTTTGGCAAACGTGATATGACCATGCGCGGTATCGTCATGACTAGACGAGAGGTAATCGCCGCTCGATTGTTGGAGCATCACAATCATATCGGCCAACAACTGACCCACACGATAAGCAGTATTGGCAGCTTCAGCCACTTCATCTCGGATGATGTGCGCACGTTCGAGGAGGGTTTTTGCCATAAAAGTTAGAGGTTAGAGGTTATGGGAAAGGACTTCGAGGAGGAGAGTAAAAGCCCCAAAGAGGAGAATAACGATGTAGAGGATAAAATCCTCGCTATACCTCCGCTTTTCGGGACGACTACGCGGCGGGTTTTTCTTCTTCATCATGCGGGGGATTAAGCAGCACATCCGCCATCTTATTAGGATCTTCACGACTCACAATCACGGCGCGGATGGTGTTATTCTGCCGTTGGATTTCGGCTTTGGTCCACGCGCTTTCTCTGACGCTCCAAAACTCGCACCATAAGATATATCCAGCCCAAGGCATGCTGAAGAAAGGAGCAGGCAACAAAAACGCGGCAATCAAATCCAAGAGACACAAAATGAAAAATGGCACGAGGTACTTCACGGCTTTCTTCGCCGTCATTTTCAGCCCGCGAGAGGTCGTTGCCTCTCCGCGTTGTCGGGCCTTATGGACACCCGTCACCAAGTCCACAAACATCGCCACCAAAATCGCCCCCGTAAAGAGGACGATCATGGCGATGTGAAAACGCAAGTGGACTTCAAACAATTCTACAAACGCTTCTTTCATAAGGCTTATTTATCGGTTGGAGGTGCGCTTTCTGCGGAGGATTCCACTGCCTCCGCTGGCTTATAAACATAGTCCTTTGGGAGGCGGAGAAAGGCGCGATAGGGGGGGAGTATAATTCTTTTATCGTTTGGGATAAGCGACCATTGTCCTTCACCTTTTTTATTCAGCACTAATGCATAGTATTTGTATTTATCGTGGTCGCGCATCTCAACGGTCACGGGCTGCAAGGTTCCCATTAAGCCAGTGTCGATAGGGGCAGAGTAAGGTTCGGGAGAAAGGATATACTCTTTACTCTCCTTAGCCATCAAGAATACCGGAGTGTAGGCAGGGATCTTTTTGCCTTCGCCAATCATTTCAAAGTCTATAGTCTTTGTCAAATCTCGGTCGGTTCGGAGAGCGTACGCGTGAATCTTCCCTGGTAGCCTCACCGCAAACGGAAACATTCGGGTTGCAGCAAAATTACCGTCTCTAGTGGGTACATCTGGAGTAACTCGCAACAAGTCACCGCCCAACCAATCGATGACTTTTTGGGATTGTGCCAAAGCCGATTTCACTTCTTCCAGACTAGTCACTACGCTAGTCAAACGTTCTGACAACACACTGGCATCAACACTACTTTCGGGCAAATGCTCGGGCTTGATCTTGTCGTTCTTATCGAAAAAACTAGCAAGGTCGCGCATATTGGTTTCGAGTTGGAGGGACACGGATGTGTCCCCTCCAATGTTCGCAAAGATGTTATTACTCATCGTTCTGGGGCTTCGGGGTTATGGTTGTTAAACTTTCCAATTCCGCTTGCTTCGCAGAGATCTTTTCTTCTTCCGCACGCAGCTCTTCAGGGGCGGCACCTGCCTCTTCAAGCTCGCGGAGCTTTTTGCGATGCTTTTGGAGATAACGCTTAGCAGCAGCTATCTTATTTGCAAGAGTAGAGGGGTCGGGAGTAGAGGAGGGGGCATCATCTTCCGCAGCAGCCTCGTCCTCGTCCTCGGACACGGCCGTGGCATCATAGCTGTCATACGCAGCCCAAGCTGCTGCCCATGCCTTTACCAACTGGTCCAACTGGAAGATGTGCTCTTTGCGGTCACAAGGCTCTGCATCAGCCATCGTGAGCAACTGCTGATACACCTTGCGCATCTGCTCATAGCGCGTCGCATTGTCATCATAGAGGGCTTGGATTTCGGCTGGCAACTCATCATGATCCGCACGACGACCGCGCTTGGGGCTCGACACCACGGGACCTTCACGAGGCACGGCATAAGCATCGGCTGCTTCTGCTGCTTGCTCTTCCACGGGGCTTTCTGACGATGCTGCGCTAAACTCTTCCGCACACTCTGCCAATAGTTCGCGCTCGAGGTTGCGCAGCGTTTCTACGTTGTGCCCTTCTTGACGGATGGCAAGATGCTTCTTTAGCTCATACTCCACATGGTCATGCACCACATGGGGGCGGACGATGGCAGTCGCATAAAATTGGCGATTGCCAGTAATGCGCATCAACAGTTCCGCACCGGCTACTACATCGCGCTCATCGCGCGGTGTAGATAGCCATTTGGACAGCTCCTCGGTAAATTTTTGATCGATCATTTTATCAAGGATTTTTGGGGGGTTAACCTACGGACGAACCGCCACCGGAGGCGGTGAGGGTACCATCGGCACCGGAGATGGAGCCTTCTGCAGTCTCGATCTTACCGGCGTAGAAGGGAGCAGGACAGATGTCGGTCACGGACGCTTCGATGGTCGTACCGCCGCCGGTGGTGCCTTCGCCGGACTCGAGTTTGGGCTTCAACTCCAAATCGTAATCGGGATTGCCAAACACACGATATTGTCCATTACGCTGAGGGACCAACATCACAAAGTGGTCGGTCACACACAACTGGCAAAAACCGGTGGCTTCTTCCTGAATACCGGGGTGGGTCACCGTGATTTTGTTATTGTACGTCACAGATGGGAACTCGCCTTGTTGCTCACAACTGAAGCTGCCTTTGTTGGGGATGAGGTCTACCTTCATCCACTTCTTGTCCGCTGCCAACTTGAAGTCGCCACTATAGGTCGCGAGCTTCGCCATCGTGGCACCAGCGTCACTCACCTTCGTGCGAGTAGGCCACAAGACGATGTCGCGTTTGGAGATGATATACACGTGAGGGCGGATACCAGGGCGCACGCTTTCGCCTGCGCAAAATTCAATACTGCCCAACAAACTGGGCATATCCTTACATTTTGATGCCATTTTTCTTATTTTTGAGGGTGGATAATGACTAGGCACCACGGAACAAGTCCGTAGTGCTAGTCGCTAAGGTGGAGGGCTTACGAGTGCAACTTGCCCACGTGCAAAAACTCCTTGGAAATGCTCTCAAACTGGGTGCCGAAATACATCGTCGCTACATAAGAGAGGGTGAAGGGCTTGTACTTCTCGATGGCAATGTTTTCATCTGCCAAACCGGCACCATAGCCGTACAAGAGGTTGCTCGCGGGAGCCAAGTGCACAAAAGGACTGCCTTTCTTGCTCGAGAGTGCCACGATTTCGCACAAGTCGTCACTGCCTTCGAGGTACACTTTTTCGTAAGTGCGGTTGTAAGGAGCGGCGTTGAAGCGGGTGGCATAGTCGCGCTTGTAGGCATTATAGATGTCCTTAGACACATAGAGCTTGGTCTTCACAGATTGGAGCTCGTCTGCGGCGCTCTCGTAAAATGCCTGAAGCATTTCGACGGCATTGGTGTGGCTGATGGCTGCACTAAACTCGTGCAAGTTGCCTGCAGCGGTCGAAATGTTGTTCCCGTCGATCTCTTGTTGGGTGATGGTGTCAAAACCATCGAAGAGGTCTTTGGTCTTCGTGCCGCTTTCGTTGCGCTTCGCACTCCAAATGCAAGCACCAAGTGCCTTTCCGAGATTAGCAGAGAGATACGTAAGCACCTGCATACTGATGTCGGCACTCTTCAGAGCGTCGCCTTGTGCAGTCAACAGTCCCCACACGGTCTTTGCGGCACTATTGGGGTCAAAGTCTTTGATGACACTACCCAAATACGTCTCGAGCACGCGCGGAGTGATGGTCATTCCGCTATTGTCCACACGATTAGGGTCGTAAGGACCGATTTCGATGTCTCCCGACAACTGACCCACGACTTCACGACCACCCACACCGGGGCGACCGGTCATGTGCATGAGGGTGGCATTTGCCGAAATCACGGGGGTGATGATCAACTGTTTCTTAAATTTCGTCGCGGACTTCTTAAGCTCGTCCGTCGTTACATTGAGATTTCCCATTCTTTTCGTTTTGTTTTGAGGTTAAAAATCGCCCATCGACTTAAGCACATTGCGAGCACTTGCCACAGCCGTCGCAAAATCGTCATCATCGGGGGGATTGACGGGGTCCACGGGGATAGTCACTGCACCATCTGCCGATGCTTTTGCCGTAAGCTCGTTCACCTTGGCTTCAAGCTCTGTCACCTTGGATTGCAAGCTGTCGCGCTCTGTCTTCTGCGCTTCTTGGGCTTTTTCAAGCTCCGTCACCTTGGCTTGCAAGGTGTCACGCTCTGTGCTCAGCGTTTGTTGTGCTTTCTCGAGTTCCGTCACCTTGCCTTGCAAGGTGTCGCGCTCTGCCGTTACGGCTTGGAGGTCGGGTTGTGCCATTTCTTCTTTCTTTTTTGAGGTTGTTTTTGAGGGTTCATTCGTCTCGGCAAAGATGCCCAGCAGCTTTGCCCAGAAATTTTTACGATCGGGGCTCTCCGCTTCTGCTTTTGGCAGGGGCGCAGCAGAGGGGGGTGGGGTGCCTGCCATCGACACATCGGGGAGGTGATAACCAGCGCAGAAAGCACGGACCAACCGATTTTCCGCGCTATATTGCGCGCTCATTCCGTCTGTGCTCGACGCGCTGCCATCTGCTGCAGTGTCATCACCATCTGCTCCATCGATGGCATCGATGAGTCCGAGTGCCAGACACTCCTGTGCGCTCAGCCATCGCTCTTCCTTCATCAGCGCTGCCATCTCATCGCGATTTCCACCCGAACGAGTGGCATACAAATCAGCCATCACGCTGTCCAGGGTCGCGAGGTTCTTTTTCATCTCCTCATATTCGGCTTGCTTCTCACTCAGCTGTTCCTTGTTGGCTTGTTCCCACTCGAAGATCATATAAGAAGCATTATGCACCAGCATCACAGACTCAGGCGACATACTAATTTTTTTCGCACCCATCGCTAGCACAGTCGCCGCCGATGCCGTCATCCCTTGGATATGCACATGCACATTTCCGTGGTCCCTAAACAGCGCGCAAATCGCCAGTCCATCCGACAGCGACCCACCAGGGGAGCACACACGCACATGCACCTCGGGATTCCTTTCACCAGCCCCGCCAGTTCCACTAGCCCCACCAGTTCCACCAGCACCACCAGTTCCACCAGCCCCACCAGTTCCACTAGCTCCACCAGTTCCACCAGTTCCACCAGCTCCACTAGCTCCGCCAGCTCCACTAGTTTCCCTTGCCTTCAGCTTCTCATGCGTGATGGTCTCCAGACTATACCGCACGCCACCTGCAGTAATCCAATACCCGATCGGACCATCTATATGTAGATCATATTTCATATTCTTTTCTGTCCTTTCATATTCTTATCTGTCCAGTCCTTCTCCTTTCCCTTTCTCTCCGTTCCTTCCTTTCTTTTCCGATTCTTCCTTCTCTTTTCCGTCCCTCTCTTTTCCGTCCCTCCCTTTTCCGTCCCTTCCTTTCTTTTCCGTCCCTCCCTTTTCCGTCCCTTCCTTTCTTTTCTGTCCCTCCCTTTTCCGTCCCTTCCTTTCTTTTCCGTCCCTTCCTTTCCGGTTCTCCCCGGTCTCTCCGGTTCTTTTCCGATTCTTTCTTCTCTTTTTCTGGAGTTTTTCGTCTCTTTTTCTGGAGTTTTTCGTCTCTTTTGGGGGACTCGCAGCCGTCTTAACTCACCAGCTGCTTACTTATCCGCAAAGATAGCTCCTATATATAGGCTTAAAAATGACACTTTTTCCCGACGAAAATAGGCTTACATCTAACACCGTGGACATTTTCGCAATCGACCTAACCACAAACGACATCAAATCAAGCAAGTATAAACTCTAAACAAGGTCGTATTACCTCAAAACAAGGCAATACGACCCCAAATCCGTAAAAAAATCACCTCAAATCCGTAAAACACACCCCCAAATCCGTAAAACACACCCCAAATCCGTAAAAACTCACCCCAAACGACCGCAAAAAATACCAATCTCCACTTGTCCGCTCTCGATATCACCTTATCCTCTGGGTATCAAGACAAAAGATGTCGGACGAATCTAATTTTGTCCGACATCTCTCCCAATCGAGCAGCGTGCGCCCTGAGCGGGGGGTGGTCGCGACCTCTCCCAGATATTACGCTATATGCTATTTGTATCGTGCGCTGCAGTGACCAAACAACCAATAATATAGGGTGGATTTATCGAGCTGCGCGCAATCTATAATACAATCTCCTTACAGCCTCACGATTAACAACCTTGATACCGTTATCTGAGCACCACTTATCCAGGCTTACTCCGATGGGATGTCCATGTAGAGTACGCCCTTGCATCCAATCCCATAACTCAATCCTCAGACTACGCACGAGACATCTAACAATCCGTGCGTGCGATCTCCTCGAAAAATGGTGGTAGTATTCCGGCTTTTTTTTGCGATGATCAGGTAATGTGATGAGGGTAGCTACCCCGCGACGATAGAGCGGAGTTACACGACGTCGCTCTGATAGGTATGAGAGCAGGTCGTTCGTGGCGGAGTGTTTAGGAAATTTCGCAGGAGCACCATATTTATTAACAACAAAATCGTGCAAGTAGGGAGGAAGATACAAAATGCAGGTTATATTTTTCATAATCAACAATATATAGTAGCAAAAGTAATACTTTTCCGTATTAAAAACAAGTCCTTCAGAGTCCGAAATATAGCATTTCCCCTAGATTAAAAATCTAGCCATATAGAAAAATGCCAAATCAAGTTGTATCTTGTATCACCCCCTTAATCTATTGAAATTCAACAGAAAAGTACATGATACAAAAAATGAAAGCACTGCACATATAGTAAAAAAGCGCATCGGCGACAGCATACCCCCATAATAATAGACAATTAGCTGCATCTTTGTATCATCTTTGTATCATCTTTGTATCATGTTTTGTATCACCTCAAACTACCTTTATTTATTGACTTTCTTCTTACTTTTTGCCTTGTTTGATACAAGATACAAACTAATAGTACAAAAATAAGAGAGGAGGAGGGAGAGGACGCGACCGCCATCCCCCCACCGTTAGCAACCTAATCCGCAGGAAATCTGTTAAGTATCAACAAAAACAAATGTTATGTTTAATCGGTTTTTTGAAATAGGAATAGAAGTAGAAGTATAAAAAGAGGCCCCCATGCGTTTTGCTTGAGAGTCTCTTGGGAAATCAATGGCTAGGTGGAATAATACAACCTCGCCAGTCCCTCTCTATCATGAGGGGAGGAGGAATGCGATGTAGGAGTGTATAGTCATCGGAAAATATATACTCCACAGGTTGGTGATGGAGTATCTGTCTGTCGATGAGGTGGCACACAATGCAGATAATCCAAGCTAATTTTTGCCCATCATATCTAGTCAGCGATAGAGAGCTGCCAATCCGCATTGTACGGAGATACTCGACTATCTTATGTTCAAGGTCCCGAAACGCCTCTTGGTGCCAATACTGAGTCTCGTAATAGTCTGCGCTGCGCACATCTACTCCATCATAATAATAAGGTGCGCGAGTCATTGCTTGGCGACTATGGCGAACTCAATCTCATATCCAAGCCGAGCCATACCAGCCACCGCCTTCAGCTCAAAAAACTTAACGAGTTTGCAAAAAGCCGCTAGCTCACCAAGCATATCCTCGTCATTGTCCAATTCTCGGACTCTCTCTCTGCATTCGGTGCTCTTAACAGCATATACAGAGATATTAGACAACAAATCTGCAACATCCTTGTCACGAGCTCCCTCTGTCATAAGAGAACTCGATATAGCTGTGATTTCCCGGATCTGCGATTTCATAATTTTGAGGATTGATTTTCGGAGTGTTTCTGTTTCCATTTTTTTTGTAAATTAGAGGTTGATTTAATCGAAGAAGACATGTACCAGTGACTGCACCCATAGATAAGCCATGAGGAGCACGAGGAATACAATAATCCAAAACATTATAAAAGTCCGAAGAACTCTATAAATCAGACTCATGTCTGCTCGTTTGCGGTGCAGATATAGCACAGTACTGACAGCATCTACAGCGTAACAGACACACAGCACTAGGTCTATAGCAAAAAATACATTGTTAATCATACTAGAACGGCATACTATGATCTACCACTGAAAAGCTATCGTTGAGGTCGCATCCTTGCTCTTGAGCAAGAGACGAGCGCATATAAAAGCAGTCCTCCATCTTTCCATCTACTCGTCTGGAGATACGTTTTTGGGAGTTTTGTAGGGGAAGAGGATTAAGTTCCGCCACATGGTTGCAACAATCAGCAAATGCTTGTAGCTGCTTGGAAAACTTTTGCATCGAGTATGACCGCCCTACATTTCCCGCAAATGTCACATACTCCTCGAACGCTATTCGACGTACGATTAAACGGTCTAGGTTGTCTCCGTCCTCGGAGAAATAAGTTGCAGCCCAGTCCTCAAAGTTTGCGCCCATGTCTGCCTTCTGCTTGCGCTTACGGATATTATCCATTGGAGGCAGTATTTTTATATTTCGCTTTGACATCTGGAAATAAAAATGCAGGCACTGTAGCATAAAGTTGATATCTAGATTCCACATCTCCTCAGGATAAACATCATCGTGCAAAGTACGCCCAAAATCATCGCCTATAGCCCGATTTTCCAGGTAGTCATTGTCGTCCGTCTTGACATGATAGTAGTCTGAAAAAACCATAGGTAACAATCGTCCCATAGTAGAGGACGAGAACTCTGTAGGTACATAGTTTGTCGTGAATGCTAATTTGGGAGCAATCTTAAAAGGTATAGTGTAGGATCGATTGTTTTTTGGATTAACCGTAAGAGAACCTGTGATAATATCGTAAAACACACCCATAGATAGATTGCGCGAGCAGTCATCCACCAGTACTATATCTGTAGACTTGTCCACTTGGTCAAAGACGTGAGGATTATCCATCAGTTTAGGATTGCGACCCGACAAGACAACCATGCGCTCAAAGATAGAGAAAGCCTTAAACAAAAACGACTTACCGCTACGACCATTACACTCACCGTCCTCTCCTATCTTGTGGTCCATTGCTTGAGGAGCCCATGCCCGAGAAGCAGATTTGTAACGGTGCATCATATATCCTATACCAAAGATCTTATTTACCAAATTCTGTTTCTGCTCCTGTATCTCTTGAGCTGTCAAACCATCTCCATCGATGCAAAAAGGATGAGTAGTAGCATAAGCAACTCTCTCTTCCGCGGTGCGCCATTGCTCCTCCATTTCCTTGCGCCAATGGATGCGTGAGGTGTTAATAAGGTAGCCAAAGACCGGCGACCTATGATCTAAAACCTTAATGTCAAAAATAGGATCCTCGTTAGCATCTTCTGGGGATAATTCCGTAATCTCAAACATCGGTGCAAGAGACTGAAATTTGTGCGGTATCACCTTATCCTCCCAAACGTAACGGTCTACCATTTCATTCGACTCTACAATGCCATCAGCCGACACATTGACAAACACGTTATGAGTCGGTGTCTTTTTGATATAAAAATGTTGGCTATCTGGAGTATAAGAGGTAAAATCTAAATCAACCTCGCTCAAATTTTCGATGATAGAACTGCTTGCAAGGCGAGGCGAATTAAGAATAAGATTGCGGATTTCGGAATTAAGCTCACGCTCCTCTGCCCAGACACGCAAAAAACGTCTAATATCACGTTGCCTCACCTCCTTAACCTTATTACCCTCTATGAGGATGTATCTTGGAGTATCGCTGTCCTCGTCCTTGATCGTATGAAAACCATTTAGCTCCAAAAAAGCCAGCAGCGACACCGTGTCTATGTAATAATCCACCTTTCCGCTCTTTTTGTTGATCTGCTCACGCCAAAATTGTGCAGGAGCAGCCAGTGACAACAGCCCCACAAAGTCCTTTTTATCGTTACGCAGCTCCATCCAGTCGCGGAGATCCTTGCGTGGTTTGCCCCTGTTGTCTCGATAGGTAGATAGCCATTCTGGCAGCCAAGCCGTGCGGATTTCAGGGTATCTCAAGGCAAGCTCAGTCCCCTTTTTTCGTCCTGTGCTGTCAAGGTCAGGGATATTATAGACCACCTTCACATACTTCAGGATTTCGCGCATTTCCGAGTCGCTCACCTGATAAGTCTCTGAGTTAAACCACAGAGGACTATACCCCATACTCTTACAGCATAAGCTATCACGCTCACCGCTGCATATCACCGCCTCCTCCAACTTTTTAGGCTTATACACCTTGTTTTCGTTCGCCGGGTCATTGAAAAAATCACGCTCCTGCGCCTCATTGTAGGTATCATAGATTTGCTTCAGCTCAGCCAGTCCATTGATGTAGCGTTGTGGCTTTTCCCCTTTCGGGCAGTAGCTAAATCTATATTGTTTCTCAGGGTTGAGAGGCTTGTAAATCTTGAAAAACGCACTCTGACTACCATCTGCACGTTGCGCCACACACTCACGCATAAAGATAGGGTAATTGTCGTTGCTGCGCTCCAGTTTAACGCGACGATTTTTGACCACACCCACCTCCTCGACGGCATACCAGTGCAACGTCTCCGCATGCTCATGAGTCACCTTAGGACCTAAGACCTTCAGCCAAGACGATGGTATTTTCTCCATTAGTTTGTACACCGTTGCTCCTTCGTCTTCTTCTGCTGTTGCAGCGCGTTCCACCCACTCAGAGCGATTCAGCGTGCGGTTGAGCTCATCGCGCACGTCGAAATGTTGTGCTAGCTGTAGCACCGCCTCACCAAATCTAGTGACCCCACGCTCTTTCATATAGCAGTCCACCGGGCTAAGAGCATGACCTTCGTCCCCGTAGTCCACCACTTTCCATACGCGATTGCCTGAGGTGTCCTTACCCTCCCAAAGCACAGCACTAGGCGTTTTTTCGCCTAGCCTGCACTTAAATTTTGCTTTGCGATCACTCAAACATACCTGTGCTTGAGGGTAGACCATGAGGATGATGTCCAAGCCATCATTGGTCGCGCGATATAATTGTTCCGCTGTTATCATTTTTGATGGCTTAATTGTTGATATTATCGTTTAGTCCCATTGTATTATAATTGATATGACCCGCGACTCGCAAGAGTCGCAACGAGTCTTATTTATAAGCCTATTTTGTAGGCTTGTGTGTATAGCTATTAACGCCTGGATCTGCGCAGAGGTTCACCGCGCCAAAATGCAATGATCGATGCCCCTAGTATATACTTTCTTCCGGTGTAGCGATGCACGTGCACTTCGATTTCGCCCGTTGCTATATAGTTGCGCAACGTCGTGCGGCACACGCCTAAAACCTTTGCAGCTGCTCCTAGAGCAAATCTGTCATCAGCTTGTATTGTAGGCTCTTGCGTGGTCATGGCTAGGATAGTCTATAGAGTTTTATCACTCTGGCTTCGCAGTCCACAGACGATTCAAAACTACGTCCAAGAGTGCGACCATACAACGATTTGTAGGTGCCCACCTTAGGCAAGTTGGCGATGTCTAGATACAAACATTCGCCCACTTTCATCCCCTTAATATGGGCTGCTGAAAATTTTTTGATGATATTCTTCTCTTCTTCCTTTGTCAT